GCACGAAGCTCACGCCGGTCGACGTCGACGACACCTGGCCGCTGTGGGTGACGGATCGCTGCTGTCCCGATGTGTGGTTCCGACCGAGGATCGAGGTGCCCTGATGGCGATCACGAACGGCTACTGCACGCTCGCCCAGATCAAGGCCGAGATGCGGATCGGCACCAACGACACCGCCGACGACACCCGCCTCGAGCTGGCTGTGGCGGCAGCGTCACGCCAGATCGACGCCTACTGCGGTCGCCGGTTCTGGCAGGACGCCACCGTGAAGGTGCGCGAGTTCTTCGCCGACGGGCCAGTCACCTGCTTCACCGACGACATCTCGACCACCGACGGGCTGATCGTCGCGGTCGACGAAGCCGAAGACGGCAGCTACGGCGAGACGATCACGCTCGGCACCGACTTCATCTTGCTGCCCGCCAACGCCGCCGACGAGGTGCCGGTGCGGCCGTTCACCGAGATCCGCATCGTCGAAACCGACAACTACAGCGGGTTCCCGTGGCGGACGTTGCGGCCGAGCGTGCGGGTCACCGCCAAGTTCGGTTGGCCGGCGATCCCCGACGACGTCACGAAGGCAGCATTGATCCAGGCCAGCCAACTGTTCAAGGCGTCGGACGCCGTGTTCGGTGCCGCCCAGTTCGGTGAGGCTGGTGTTGCCCTGCGGGTGCAGGCCCGGTTGAACCCGATGGCTGAGGCGCTGCTTGAGGCGTATGCGAAGCCGAGGGTGGCCTGATGCCGACCGTCGCCCAGGTGCGTGACGAGCTTGCCGACGTGATCACGACCGGTGCGGGGCTGCGGGCTGCAGCACTGGTGCAGGACACGATGATTGCCCCGATCGCTGTGGTCACCCGTCGCCCGTTCGACCCTCGGATGATCTTCAGCCAGGCGAAGGCCGCCTACCAGTTCACCGTCACCATCTATGTGGATCGCACCGATGAGCGTGCCGCGCAGCGGGCGCTCGACACCTACTGCGAGCTGTCCGGCACCGGGTCGGTGACGGCTGCGATCCAAAACGGTGCGAACTGGTCGGTGACGGTCGACTACGCGCAGGTCACCCAGATCGGCGAGGTCCAGGCCGTGATCATCGGCGAGTCGAACTACCTGGCCGTGCCCCTCGACGTGGAGGTCGTGTTCTGATGCCGTTCGTCCCTGCCAACCGTTCCCGGGTGCTTGCCGGGTCGTTCAGCTACTCGTGCTACAGCCGGGGCTTCTCGCTGTCGTCGTCGAGCGACATGCTCGAGGTGTCGACGCTATGCGATGACGCCAAGACGTTCATCCCCGGACAGGACACGTCGACCGCCAGCTTCGACCTGATCTTCGACACCGCCCAGGCATCACAGGCGGCGTCGTGGTCGACTGCAGCGAACCTGCCGGTGACCTACCTGCCGGGCGGCACCACGGTCGGCGACGCAGCGTTCCTGATGGACGCGATCCGCACCGAGTACTCGATCAGCAGCGCCGTCGCCGCAACCGTCGACGCCACCTTGACGACGCAGACGACCGGCGACACCGGCTACGGCGTCTGCCTCGCCCCGCTGACTGCGATCACGGCTGACACGAACGGCGCCAGTGTCGACAACGGCGCGTCATCGGCGAACGGTGCCGTCGCCCATCTGCACGTCACCGCCTACAGCGGGCTGACGTCGAACGCGATCCGCATCGAGCATTCCACGAACAACTCGACGTGGACGACGCTCGCCAGCTTCACCTCCGTGACCGGCACGACCAGCCAGCGGCTGGCGATCACCGGAACCGTGAACCGTTACGTCCGTCTTGTCGACGACGTGACCGGCACCGGTTCCTGCACCCGACTCGTCGCCTTCGCGCGGCGCTGACCTCCCCACACCCCCCGAGGAGACTCCCATGGCTTTCAAGGCCGGTACCACCAGCTACTTCGCGCTCAACAACGTCGGCGGCACCGTCGTCAACTTGAGCCCGTACATCGACTCGCTCACGTTGCCGGCGACGACCGACACGACCGAGGTGTCGACGTTCGGGACGCAGGCCAAGGTGATGATCACCTTGCAGACCGGCGGCGAGCAGATCAGCCTGTCCGGGCCGTACGACGTGGTCGTGGCGAGCCACCTCGACAACTTGAAGAAGGCGCACGCTGCCGGGTCGGCTGCGTCGGCGTTCATCTGGGGCCCCGGCGGGTCGGTCGCATCCGAGTACCGGGTGGCCGGGTCGGTGTTCGTCACCCAGTTCGACCTGTCGTCGTCGGTCGGCGGCCGGGTCGAGTACTCGGCGTCGCTGCAGATCACCGGCGCCGTCACCACCAGCACCTTCTGATCCGGTGGCTGCGACCACAGGCACCGGCTTCAGCGCCTCGGTGCTGTCGGCGTACGTCGCCAATCTGGAGTCGGTGCTCGACGCCGACGCCAACCGGCGCATCACCCGTGCCGCCGGGTTTGCAGCCAAGGACGCCGGCCTCGAGGCCGCAGCCGACAAGCTCGGCGGCGACCGGGCCATGTCCGGCTACAAGAACGGCAACATCAAGCTCGGTGTCGGGTTCGACACTGGGTCGTGGCGGGTCGACCTGAACCACCGGCCGAAGGGTCTGTGGCTGTTGGCCGACGCGGGCCGCAAGCGCAGCGGCCCGATCTACCCTCGCCGTGGTCGACGCAAGTCGATTGCACCGGTGCCGGGCCGGGCGGTGCTGACACCGTTCGGACCTCGGGCAGCGTCATCGTTCGGGCCGTCACGAGGCACCGGCGTGTTCAAGCTGGCCGCCGCCCGTGAGCGGGATGCAGCACCGAAGGCTGCGTTCAACCAGTTGCAGACCGAGCTTCGACGCGTCACCCGGGGGTGAGCTGAATGGCATTCACCGACCGGCTCACCGTCGTCATCGACTTCGTCACCGGGCCCGCCCAGTCCGGGCTGAAGAAGCTGCGCACCGACGTCGCCCAGGCCGAAGGTGCGATGGGCAAGGCGAAGGCGGCAGCGGTCGGCCTCGGGGGGTCGCTGCAGCAGTACGCCGGACAGGCCGCCCTGGCCGCCGGCACCGCCATCGTTGCGTTCGGTGTGAAGTCGGTGAAGGCGTTCACCGACGGCGCCCTGGCGGCAGGCAAGTTCGCAGACGCCACCGGAATCGCCATCGAGGACGCTTCCCGCTGGATCAGCGTGGCCGGTGACATCGGCATCGAAGCCGGCACCGTGCAGGGCGCCTTCCAGCGCATGAACAACGCGATCGCCCAGGGCAAGCCCGCCCTCGACGAGTTCGCCGACGCGATCGTGCGTGCCGATGACGGCACCGTCAACGCCTCGGAGACGTTCCGGCAGCTGATCACCCGCATCGACGGCATCAAGGACCCGACCGAGCGGGCACGTGTCGCGCAGGAAGTGTTCGGCCGCTCGTACGGCGAGATGGCCCGGCTGATGACGATGTCCGCCGGTGACCTCAAGAGAGCACTTGAGAGCACCCAGGACGCCGAGGTGTTCACCGACGCTGAGCGTCGCAAGGCCGAGAAGTACGAAGCGGCGATGGACGCGCTGGGCGACTCGGTCACCCGGCTGAAGAACAACCTCGGCAGCCAGCTCGTCCCCACGGTCACCGACGCCGCCAACGCCCTCGGCAAACTCATCAACGCAGCCCAAGACCTCGAAGACGTCGTCGGAGACCTGACCGGGTCCGGGCTTGTCGACTGGATCAGCCCGCTCGACAACATCGTGTCTGGCGTCAACCGGGTGCTCGGCGACAACGTGTCGATGTGGGACCGCGTCAAGGGTGGCATCGAGATCGTCGGTGGCGCCATCCCTGGTGTCGGCGAAGCCGTCAGCGAGTTGATCGGCCCGCTCGAAGAAGTCGAGGAAGCATTCGACGGGTTCATTGAGTACGGCACCGAAGCGGCCGAAGAAATGGCCCGGATCTACGGCGAACGCATCCCGCCGCAGGTCGAAAAGAGCCGGGTCGCGGTGTTCCGTGTGCGGGACGCCACCGCCGACGCCGAAGCCAAGGCCCAGGACCTCGAGGATCAGTGGGCGACGCTGTTCGGCACGCTCGACAACCAAGAAGCACTGCTGAACCTGCAGGATCAGTTCGACGAGCTGTACGCAGCCGGTGTCGAGGCGTATGCCGCAGGTGTCGAAGGTTCCGAGGACGCCGAAGCAGCGCAACGCAAGCATCAGCAGGCGATCATCGACACCAAGCGTGAGGTCGGCACCTACGCCAAGGAAGTGCTCGGCCTGCCGGTCGAGCGGGTCACCCAGATCCTCGCCGACATCGACAACGGCAAGCTCGACGAGGTCGAACGGCAGCTACAGATCCTGTCCCGCAACCGCACAATCAGCTTGGACATCATCGCCAGAGGTGGTGTCGGCTACGAGCTCGGGTTCGGCGGCCGACGCGCCAAGGGCGGTCCGGTGCAGCCCGGGAAGGCGTACCTCGTCGGTGAGGAAGGCCCCGAGGTGATCGTGCCCGGCCAGTCCGGGATGGTGATCCCGAACGGCGGCACACGGGCCATCAGCAGCGGCGCTGCGACTGGCGCACCGATGGTCGTGAACATCTCCACCGGCGCCGACCCTGAGGACGTGGTGCGCGCCATCGAGCGCTACCGCAAGCGCAACGGCTCGTTGCCGTTCATCTAGGGGGCGCTGATGCCGGCACCGACAACCACGGTCACCGCCTACCTCGAGCTGACGGCGACCGGCGGCGACTTCTTCATCCTCGACGACCCGACCAAAGGCGAACTGGACAACGCGACGTTCACGTTGGCCGGTGTCGTCGGTTTGCCGACCGACATCACCGACCGGGTGAACCGGGTGTCGATCACCCGTGGCGCCAACTCGCCGTTGTTCTCGGCCCGCACACCGCCGGCGGCCCGCTGGTCGGTGCAGTTGAACAACGAGGACCGCCAGTTCGACCCGTCGTTTCCATTCGGGTTCGGCAGCGACGTCGTGCCTGGCCGCCGGGTGAAGGTGGTGTCGAACGACATCACGATCGTCGACGGCCAGGTCGAGGACTGGAACTTCGAGTACTCGCCGTCGGGCCGGTCGATCGCCGTGATCGACGCCAGCGACGCCCTGGCAGCGTTGGCAGCGATCGAGCTGGACGGGTTCACCGCCACCGCTTCGCAGCTGCCCGGTGCACGGATCAACGCCGTGCTCGACCGGCCCGAGGTGGCGTTCACCCACAACCGCAACATCGACACCGGCATCGACACGTTGCAGGGCGACACGGTCGCCGACGGCACGAACGTCGCCGCCTACATCCAGACCGTCGCCCGCTCGGATTACGGCACGATCTTCGCTGCCCGTGACGGGCGCATCACGTTCAAGGACCGGCACTCCAACGTCGGGCTCACCCCGGTGCTGTTCGACGACACCGGCACCGGTATCGGGTTCCAGTCGATCGAGCTGGCCTACGGCAGTGAGCTGTTGGCGAACCGGGTGTCGATCACCCGGGTCGGTGGGACGACACAGACGAAGGACGACACGACCAGCCAGGCCACCTACCGGATCCGCACGCTCAACCAGGGCGGGCTGCTGTTGGAGACCGACGGCCAGGCCGAAGACCTCGCCGAGTTCTTGCTGTCGGTGTTGAAGCAGCCGCAGCTGCGGGTGACGTCGCTGACGGTCGAACTGGCTGCGCTCAGCAAGACCCAACAGGATCAGGTGCTAGCACTCGACCTGACCAGCCCGGTCGATGTGACGTTCACCCCGAACGGTGTGGGCGAGCCGACGTTCCTGCTCGCCGAGAACGACGACGAGCTCGTCACCGAGGGTGGCGTCGATCTTGCTGCCGACACGGCCGATCTTCCGGCGCCGATCACCCGCAACTGCGTGGTCGAAGGCATCAGCCATTCGATCGCTGCTGCAGGCACCACCCATGTCGTGACG